CTCCAGTCTCCATAGGCTGCCATACCCATCATTATGTACTCTTCTTGGTTTGGCATAAGCCCAATTAGTTTTGTAAATGCAGAATAGAATAAACCAAAACTAACTGGATAGTTCTGCTTATACTTTAATCTAATTTTATCTCCTTCTCCAACCCAAATTGTGGAGGTATTGTATTCACCTATTGCATCAAGCACAACAATACATGCATCATTAAATTTACTTGTATAGTATCCAGCACAGGCATGAGAGTAGTGATGATTAAAGTATTTAATTGGAAGATTCATTGGAATGTTGGGCTTCCAGTCGGCTGATCCACCTCTTAATAGTATTCGTGATCTTTTGAGTTGGGGATGCTCATAGTATGCTATATGTGTTGGAGTGCCATAGTTAAGCATATCAAAATATATGTTTTTGTTGTTGTACCAATCATTTTTCTTTTTGCTATATCTTTCTGCATGCCCCGCAAAAAGTATTTCTCCATCTTTGATTAAGGATATTGAAGCGTCGTGAGATGTTTCGTTAATTCCAAGAATTATCATTAGTAAATAAAGTCTTCCTTGTCTCTTTTAGGCTTTACTATTTTTTTTCTTATATAAGAATAAATTTTATAAACATAATACTCTATTTTAATTTTCATACGGATTAAACCTTTCAATATCTTCTATTGGTACAATACCCTTAGACTCTGCAATCTTAAATCCTTCTTCCGTAAAATTAAATGTAGCATTTAGATTTTCATCATATTCAACTTCCATAAGACCATTATTCATTAAATCAATAAGCTCTGAGTCTACATACTCTTTATGTGCCTGCCAAAGATCTGGCGCCAGAAGTGATGTTGTTTCCTCATTTAACTCAAATATTGCCTCACCATTTTCTGCAAAACCAACTATTCTTATGGCGCCGATATCTAAATAATGTTGAATTTTTAACATCATCTCTTCTTCATCATCAAAGTCATTAAACATTATTCCTCCTGTGCAACAAGTAGGACTTGAACCTACGATTACCGAATTATGAGTTCGGGGCTTTAACCGACTAAGCTATTGTTGCCTAGTCATATTATAGTATTTCATTGTCTATACTGTCAATAGTTTTTTCCACTATATCCTGTACATACTCAGAAAAATGTTTTCTTATGCTTCCTGGTGGCCTTTTACCAACAGATAGCCACACCCTTTTGTATTCATGAATGTTATCAAATGTAGTTGGGCATACAAGGGTGCCGTCATACTCCTTTAGCCTAGTAGGCAGTGGTACGTGCTTGCTGCAACATTTACATTGCTTTGCTTTTTCTTGGTATATACTCATACTATTTCCATTCCACTTATTGCATCAGAAAGATCTTTTGGCATTGCTGATGGGGCTTTAATTAAATTATGGCTTTCTTGAGATAAAGATTCCCTATACTGTTTTTTTACTGACGAATAGTCGTGTACCTCTATATCTCCAAATGCCGTTCTGGTCATGCTGATAGCATTATATATTGACCCGCACACAGCATCCGCCAAGTCTTTAGACCCCTTTCTAGGGTGATCTACCTTGTCCCTCATAATTCTTAACTCTAGTAACTCATCAACTAAAAGTGGAATATGCGGACCGTTTAATCTTTCTTCCATAACTACCATAGCCATATCATCATAATGTTTTTTTGCCACAGACAATGTTTCTGTGCTAATTCCGTACTGTCTTAATTGCTGCATCATATCGTGCGAGTTCCATCTGTCAAATGTGCATAGCCTAATATTAAAACCCCTGGACCTTAGTGATAATATATAGTCTCTGACTTCAGCAAAATCCACTGACTTATCCGAAGTTGGTGTCCAATACATAACTGCATCAACTTTAACAATTGGTGCTGGTTGAGAATGAGTATCTGTAACCTTTACACTCACCCACTTCTCAACATGAGCCATGGACACTGCACAATGGTCATGCTTTTGAGCTAAGTCAACATGTATAAAGTAGTCTTTATCATCTTGAGGAACAAACCACTCTTCAAATCTCCCAAATCCGTCTACGGCTAATGAAAGATCATTAAACGCCATTTCAATTTTTTCACGAGACTTAAAAAAAGCATCAATTGCTTCTGGTGGCATACAGGCAAATCTTCCTAGAGCATCAGTTACATCTCTATAAAAAGCAATCTTAAAGTCTTCTATGCTTCTTGTAGGATTAACTTCCCATGTTGGTCTACGTATTGCATAAACTCTAGGATATTTATAAGAAATTATCTGATCTTCATCCCAAAATATTTCAAACTCGTTGCCAACTGTATTGTCTGGCAGATCTGGATCTAGCTTAAACTTGTGAGACATCAATATTGTTTCTTTTTCTGATATTATTTCATCATATCTTTGCTGTATATAATCATTCTTAAATCTTGGAAAAGAAAGCAATATCACTTTACCGTAATCTGGAAAACGTGAGTCTACAGAGGCCCTGTACATATCATATATTCCGCTTGCGGTCTTAGCCTGATCATGCCCACTTGTGCTGTCCAAAGCAAATCCAGAGATTTCATCTAGAACAGCAACAAGAACGTTATACCCCTCAAACGCCTCTCTTTCGGAGTGTCCAGAATATACAGTAACATTTTTGTCAAACTTTATCTCAGAAGCTTTTTCAAAGTACTTACCTGCAAACCAAGGTGAGTGTGTTACTCTGTTTTTAAACCCCTTAAAGAAAACATTGTTTGCCTGCTGTGCGTTAATAGCAATGTTAATAATATCAATTGAGTCACCTGGAGGCTTCCCATAATATGATGCTGGGTCTCTTAAGCATAATAGTAAATAAACTATACCGCTTCCCTTGCCTAACTGTGCAACAACCTCATTGCAAGTTTGCCTGTATCTAAGAGACCCCTCTTCTTCGCCAAACAATTTTATAAGGGTAGACTCTTTATAAATTTGAGAAGATTTTTCTATCAGAGTGTATTGGTGATTAGATAGCTCTGGTAAACCTAAATAGTTTTTGTCTGTAACAAAAGTCTCAAGATCCACTGGCCTTTCGTCAAACTCTTCGCCGTCAAGGATGTCGATAATATCATTAAAATCAATTTCCATTTTTAATCTTTACATTTTTGTATATGTACCCAGAAGTGGCGTATCTTTCACAATCTAGGACTTCTTTAACTCCATGCTCACAATAATCATCTGATCCGTGTATCACTAAATCTCCTGGAGAAGGCTTATACTCTAAATTTTGCTTTGTATAGAAAAGACCGCCTCCTTCTTTTGGAAGCTGATAATAAACAATTGTTCCAAATACCGAGAGCTGTCTATCTATGTAGTCTTCGCCTTCTTCATACTGTTTAGCTAATTCCTCAATTTCTTCAAAATCATGAACATCTGAGTGAGCGCCCCACGTGTTACCCTCAACCATTCTAACTACATGGCTTGAGGCTGATGCAAAATGAGTGTCGTCTAGAAGGTTTTGTATTCTTTCTCTTAGGTAGTCAACAGTCTTTGTGTTATATGTTGCCATTGTGTTTGTAAAATATTCACCAACATACCAGTCTTCAACATTTTTTACCTCTGCTAAAACCTCATTAATCTCAGACTCAGATATAAAATTTTTATAGACATAGATTCTTTCTCCAAGTATCTCAAAGTTGGTTAGATTTATTGGACTGCTAACCATTTGACACCGCCTCTACAATTTCTATTGGCTCTGCTATTCCATTTATTTGAGATAGACGCTTTGAAACTTCAAGTTTGCATTTAGGGCAAGTTGCAGAAACCTCTTTAAGTATCTTAACCAGAATCTCTTGCTTTCTTTCTGTGTCTGATATCTGTGAAGCAAGCTCATTGTTTTCAAGAAGGCCTACGTCCTGAAGCATGGTGACTTTCTTGTTTTGCATATCTCCTGCTAACTTAATCGCTGTAGCTTGAACTCCAAGTTGGCCCTGCATTTTGGCTTCTTTTGCTAGCTCCCAAGCTTCATTTATAAGCATTGCATAGTGCTGGTCTGCGGCAGAGATTGCTTCTTTTGCTTTATCTCTAGCGCTTGAATCGTTTCTTACTACTTTTTTCCACTCGTCAATATGCTCTAAAACCTCTGCCCTTTTGAGACCAGTAATTGTAGCAATTTGAGTGGGCGTGTTTCCCTTAAGAAGCTCTTCAACTACTTTATTCATTCGATCAAAATGATCAGCTAATTCAATTTCCATATGACTTTATTATACTTCTAGTCGACTGAAATAGCAAATTCCTTTGCAACCTTTAGCAATATTAGGTAGCCAATTAGATCATCAATATCATTATCTCCTGGATATTCGGCACCCTTAATTAGTCTATTTAGTTTATCATCAATACGGACGTATAACTGCTCTTTTGGTCCCGCCTTCGAAAATATTCTAACTGGCTCCAAGGCTGAGTTCCCGTATGCAATATTCTTTTTAATTAGCATGTGAGCAATTTCAAGACAGGTGGACAAGATTTCTTTTCCAGC